GCACAATGAAGAATCGGGATGGCTGTCTATACGTTCTCTCTCCCTCCCTGGTCTCTGGCTTCTCTCTATTCGCTCACTATCAACGATAGATAAGCTGACAGAATTAGGCCTTAATTAGTCCCTCCCGCCCGATGTCCTTACCGTAGGATGTCGGGCTATGTTTTTGATTTTCTATGCTGCTGCAAGCATAGACAGTGGTAAGGGGAGTAACCACTAAAATTTCAGTTATATTTTAGCATATCATGCTATGCTTATAGCAGCATACAAACAAACAATAAAAACCCCCGACCTGATTGATCGGGGCTGATTGATGCTAACTGTTGCTCTCGACGATATACTCTATGTCACAGCACGCTGCGACTAGAGAATCAAGCGGTGAGTTCTCTATAGCTTGCCACTGATCATCACTGAGAGTTTCTCTCAGTTTGGCCAGTTCGGCAGTTAGAGCCTCAGCCGCTTCAGTTAGCCTTACTAACTGTTCCAGAGCGTTGTTTATAGTTTCCATGGAAACATTTTCAAGGAGCTAACAGGATCTCTCCCGTTCCTTCCAATATATCAACAGTACCTCCACTAGTCAACACATTGTCACACTCTGCAATATAAGCCTGGCTTATGGTCGCGATAGGCGGAGCTTATATAACGCTAGCGTTGTGGAGCAGTAACCGGTCTATGCGGGGGGAAGCATGTGGGCATACCCCTTCAAAAAGTGACGCCATTTTTCACCTGCTTTTTTCACTCTAGTATTTATACCTAGCCAAAACAAAAGCCCCGAAGGGCTTTGTTGCTGCTTAGAAGACGGGCTGAGGACAGAGCTATGTCTGTAAGTCGCCATGAGACTAAGCAAAGAGGAGCTGGAAGATGAGGTGAGAACGGAGCGTAGTCCGTCATTCAAACTGAGACCAGCGTAGTAATTAAGCCTGGAAGAAGGACTAAGAACGGAGCGAGTCCGTAATACTGTGTGAGACCAGGGCAAGAGAAGGCAATGCTGAAAGAACCCATGAAACCAAGGGAAGCTTGGAAGAGTGGTTGAGATCAGCGTTTACCCTCTCATTATAAGGGCCGTTCAGACCAGCAAGCTCTTCATAGCACTGAGCATAGTGCGTTGTGCTTGCATGTAGGTTTTGCGATGCGCTCGGAAGTCTTCCGTTTGGGCGGGCGAAAAATCGTAATGGCTAAGCAGCTTGCCAGAAGAACTAGCTTTGCGCGTGTCCATTTTGCTCACTGCATAGTTCTTGTAGCCATGCCACATGATATTGGAGCGGGCGATGCCGCCACGATGATGGTAGGGAGTGGTGGCAATTTGCGTGCGCATAAGCCAGCCAATACCTGGGGAGCGTCCCGTATCGGGACGCAGGCGCAGCTCTCCAGTTTCGTTTAAGAGCAACGATGCCAGAGTGTAGAGTTTGGACAGTTTGGGGCCTTGTTGGGAATCTAGGGCATAGAAGGAACCATCTTTTTTGCGATGGAGGAGGCCGAAGATTTCTTTTGCATCGTCAGGGACAATGCTTGCGAGACGGTCCAAATTGTCAACAATGAAGGAAGTAATTCGATCTCCTTCAGTTTTGTATTTGAAACGACGAGCCACGTTAAGGATCATATTGGTATCGTCCTTAAACGCCCAACCAGCTTCACGCCAGCGCTCGGGTTCAAAGGAGCGAGGGGGGAGCTTCAGGCTTTGAAGCACTGAAGGGCTCTGAAGGAGATAAGCATGAATTGCCTGTGCATCCACTGCATCGTTTTTCTCGTCAAAGCCTGCAAAGGCACGAGCTTTGGGAGTTTGACTATGCGGGAACAAGCGGAGGGTGATGCCCAAGTTTGAAGCTTGACGATAGAAGGCGAGGAGTTCGCTAGCTGTATAAACTTGTGCCAAGCTTTTTTTGGTACGAGCACGCCCCAAATGGGCGTCCTCTACCACGAGAGTTTCACCAGGAGAGCACCATGATGCAAGATCGTAGAAGCTTTCTCGGGAGAGCGTAAATACTTCGGCACCATTGAAAACGGTCCAATCGTTGTGACCGCCAAAATCGCCAGTGAGCATTGCTGGAAAAAGAAAGAACAGCAGGGATGATCCAGAAGAAAGGCTGAAATCAAGGCAAGCTTGAAAGATTCCGTAAGACTGAACATCCTGCTCGTGCAGCATAGCCACGACATTGTCTCTCAAACTCCCAGTGTTGACACGCTGAAAGCAAGCCGCAGGCGCAGCTTGAAGCGTTTCAGACGATCAGCTTCACCAATGGAGACGCCCCAAGGCGTCGTAATGACGCCCTAGAGGCTTGACGAAGATAATTTGCGCATTCTTCTTCCGCATTGTTCTTTTTAAAGCTAGAAGCGGCCCTTTAAGGGGCCGCTGATCATGAGATGAAGATTAAAAACGCCTATTTTTAGCCTTTCCCGCAGCGACGCATAGCATTCGCGATCCATCACATGGGATCTGGATCAGCCCTTTGTTTTTCGCCGCTTATCTGGAGCGTTCCGCCCTTTGGGGCTCCACTTCAGGAGAATTTCGCGGCTAGTTTTGCCTTTGCCAGTAGACGCTCCGTCCCTTTGGGGGACTACGCTCGCTTGAAGCGCTGGCTTAAGGAGCGTCGTCTAGCCAAGAAGCTGCACTGAGCCTGTATGAGACAGCAGCTTCGCTTACGTCTATCGTATCTAACGCTGTTGGGAGCTGTTTTGTCCCTGTTGTCCCGATCCTGTTATGATGGGGGTTCTCAGCGGAGCGGGCATGGTTCGGCCAAAGGAAAAGAAGCGCAAAACAGATGGCTGGGTGTATTTCGTGCAATGGGCGAGCATGCCCTACCATGTCAAGATTGGCTTCTCCACGTCGCCAGGAGAGCGTTTTGCGTCATTCCTCACGTCGTCGCCAGACACTCTGATCGTCGTCAAGGCTTTTGAGGCCAATCGGGACGATGAGCAGGATTTGCACGAACGCTTTGAGAATTCTCGCCATGCAGGCGAATGGTTTCACCTTTCCATGGCAGTCAAAAAATATCTTGAGAACGAAGCGCCTTGTCAAACGTTGGAGGCGAAGATTAAATTTGGCAACAGGAATGAAAGCCGCATTCAATGGACGCCAATGCGACCAGGGCTGGCTCAGTCCCTTGAAGCGTTGCATCAAGAAAAGCGCTTGCCTCGTTATGTGAAGAATGCCAGAACGTTTGTACTATGGGCCATTGGAGATATTGAAGCTTGCGATTATTTTGTCACGTCTAATGCAATCATTCATCACGAGGCAAATCGCGATGCTTATCAGGCAAAAACCATTTACAACCAGCTCATTGCATTGGAAGAAGAAGAGCTGATTGCGAAGAAGCCTGGCAAAACTTTTGCTTTGCTTCCAAAAGGAGAAAGTGAGCTTATCAGCGCGGAGAAAGAAAACATGCAAAAACGCAAGAGCGTAAGAAGCTTGAGAATTGGTTAAAGGCGAAGATTGTATTAAATGCTGCTTCTTGTTTCATAGAAAAGAACTAGCGTTAAGTGATCTTTGCTAATTAACCATGTGGGGGCTTCCTGATCGCCAGCCATTTAACATTGGCCCTTATAAGCTTTGGCCTTGTTTTAGCAAGCCTGAGTTTCAATGGTTTGCTGCCATCCATGGCAAGCCGTATTACTTTCGCACGCTGAACGAAGCCAAGCTGTTCGTGCGGGACCTCCTGGCCGTGGGTGACGAGGAAGGCTTATGTGATTAACCAAATCTTCATCTTCAACAGGGCTCTCCTGCGCTAGCCTGCTCCTGTTGATTCTCGGCCCGCTTGAGCGGGCCTTTGTCGTCTTATGAAGCTGAAGGAAAAGGCAAAATGTGAGCCGATTGCTCGCACTGGTAGGGTGCAAGATTGGCTGGATAGTCCCGATGGTCGCCTGCCAGTGAGTTGCACTGTCTTCAACGTAGAAGATTCAATGGAGGGCCCAGATGGCATTGAAGCATCTTGGCGATTTGTTAGTCATGGCTTGCGCAATGGTGCGGGGGTTGCTGTTCATTTGTCTTCTCTGCGCGAAAGGGGTGCTGAGAATGGCAAAGGCCTCGTGGCAAGCGGACCAGTAAGCTTTGGCAAGATTTATTCCACGCTTAATGAAATCTTGCGTAGGGGGGGTTTATATAAAAATGGCGCCGTAGTGCTGCATCTTGACTACACTTCCCCCGATGCCATTGAATTTGTCAATGTGTCACGAAGTGAACTGTCTTGGGTGAAGCGTTGTCTCAACGTTGATGAAAACTTTCTTTCTGCATCGTCTCCTGAACTGATCAATGCCTGTCTTCGTGCCATCTCTTCTGGCGATCTCTGGCTCAACAAAATCCGTTACAACAGCAAAGGGGAGCGCATCCGTGCGAATGTCTGTTTGGAAGTATATCTTCCGCATCGTGGCACTTGTCTGCTTCAGCACATCAATTTGGGTGCATGCACTATTGACAACATTGAAGGAGCATTCATCGAAGGGATGACGCAGCTTTGCGAGCTGCATGCTGGCACTGGCGTGGGAGACACTGGCGAATATCTGCCTCCTTCCATTGACAAGCAGATTGGTCTGGGCTTGCTTGGCTTGGCTAATTTCCTGGCCATCCAAGGAATCAGCTATAAGGACTTCGGCGATGCGCTTGAGGCCTATCTTAATGAGGATCCCCATCCTTGGGCTCACCATTGGAAAGATACCGTGGCCGGAAAAACCGTCCACGCTTTGAACAAGGGCATTGCAAGCGCTGCTGACATTGCTCGTGAGCATGGCATGGAACGTGCTTTCTGCATTGCTCCCACTGCATCGTGTTCCTATCGCTATCTAGATGCTCGTGGCTTCACTACAACGCCAGAAATTGCTCCTCCTATTGCTCGTACTATTGATCGTGATAGTGGCACTTTTGGCGTAGAGAGCTTTGACTATGGCGAAGTAGAAACGGCTTCTGAAGTGGGCTGGGAAGCTTTCATGAAAGTTGCCAATGGCATTGTTGCGTTGTATCAACGCAGCGGCCTGTTCCATGGCTATTCGTTTAATTCATGGTCAGACATTGTGAATTATGACGAAGCGTTCCTGAAAGATTGGCTAGACTCTCCTCAGACGAGCCTCTATTACAGCTTGCAAGTCTTGCCTGATACTCAGCGCAAGGACGATGCATATGCTGCGTTGGACGACGATTTTAAGAGCATGTTTGGTCTCAATGAAGAGACTGAGCAGGATTCTGCGTCTTGTTCCGTAGAGGCTGGATTCTGCGCCGCCTGCGCTGAATGATTAAAAAAAAAGGGGCCTAATGGCCCCTTTTCTCCTCACCATTGAATGATACTACGACAATGACGACGAAGAGCCCCTATCTGTCCATGATTGCCAAGAAACGGCCTTGGCAGGCCGTTGCCGTAGAGAAAGGAGCCGTGCAGGAAGGTAGCGAGGAGACCCTCGGCAAGCTGCTGGCCCTTCGCCATCTGGAACTGCCCGTGAAGGAATTCCTGGAGCAAGGCTTGGAGCGTGATCTGCCCTCCACTCCTGGTGTGGTGGAGGCCCTTCGGCATAACCAAGAGGATGAACAGCGTCATGACCAGGCCCTCAACTACATTGTTGCCGCCCATGGTTCCAATGAAAAGGCCGAGAAGGAAGTGGAAGGCATTCTGAAGGCATGGGAAGAGCATCCTGCCCACCCCATTTTGAAAGCTGCCATTCTGGAGCGGAGTATTTTCTTCGTAGTGCTGCCGTTCTTCCGTTTTAACGGAGACATGGGCATTCGCACTGTGGCTGCTGATATTAGCCGTGACGAAATTACCCACGTCGGCGTGCATAGCCTTGTTGCTAAGGAGCTGGACGAGAACGCTGGGCAGAGCCTGAACAAACTGCGTCGTGCCACGGCATTGTGGGCTTTTGATGCGCTGGGTCTTAGCGAAAACAAATGGCTTAATAGGGATTTCTGGCTTAAGCAGAGTGATAGTCTGTTTGAAAAAGGGAAGGCCGAAGGCCTTGCCGAAACGCAACGCAGCCGGATGCCCGCGTTCTTTGAAGCGCCGAACAACTGCTTGCCTTCCTACGGGCGGGCATAGGCTATAGTGGCAACGATAGAGCTTGAGCCTCTGAAGCTATTGGCCTTGGTTCAGCGATGGTCCTAGGTTCATCACTTCACGCTTGGGTCATTCTCTCCCCATGCTGCTCTGTCGGCATGGTGCAACGCACGGACAGGAAATTTCCAGTCGCCGCGTGGGGATTAGTCCACCTTTGAGCTGGGGACCCATTTGGCAAGCTCGACGGACTCTGTATGTAAAGCTCTGAAGCGAACCAAGCCTTGCGGCTTGGCAACATACAGCACCTCCCCCTCAGGCTTAGCTCTCAGACGGGGACCATTTTGTTGGCGCCAACAAATTGGTTTCTAGAGATGATGCCCAAACAGAGGGGGCCCTGGTCCTGAAGTGTTGGCACACGCTAGGCACATAGCCTAGAATCCCAAGGTTCGATTCCTGGCAGCGCCCTTCCCATGGCTCGTTATCGCATTGTTCAAAAGGCCTCCTATTCGCGCCCAGGTGAGGCTGCTTTTGAAGTGGAGAAAAAAGTGTGGTTTTGGTGGGAACATGCAGGGTTGTGCATGTCTTTAGGTGAAGCCGAACAACGCATTCTTCAATTAAGAATGGCAGACATCCATCCAGTTAAGACTATGGTTGTCAAGGAATATAAGCAATGAGCGCATTTGTTATCGCAGACACTCATTTCGGCCATGCCAAAAGCCTGTCTTTTATTCGGCCAGACGGCGAAGCATTGCGTCCATTTTCTTCATGCGAGGAAATGGATGAGACAATGGTGGAACGATGGAATGCAAAAGTAAGTAAAGGCGACACTATTTACCATCTAGGGGATGTTGTCATTCCTCGTGCAAGCTTAAAGATTCTTGATCGCCTCAATGGACGCAAGATCCTCATTCGTGGCAATCATGATATTGGACCATTGAAAGACTTCTCAAAGTATTTTGAAGACGTGAGGGGAGCATTCTTTCATAATGGCGATTCCACCATGCGAGGAGGACTGATCTTCACTCATATCCCCGTGCATCCAGCATGTCTTTCTGGGCATTATCTAGGGAATGTTCATGGTCATCTTCATTGTCATCAAATTATCACTGATGGACAAGTGGATAGAAGGTATTTCAATGCATGCGTGGAAAGGAATGGCTTTTCTCCTGTAGCATTAGAGGACGTGAAAGCCTATTTCAAGGGCCATGACGGAACGCAGAACTTTCAACACTCCCCTGCGTGAGCCCCTCAATCCAATTATTTACCAATCGTTAAGAGCCATTGATTGGCATAACGCCCAATATTTCTTAACCATGGACCAATGGCACTTAGAAAAAGCTGCCATCATTAGACAGTACGTTACAGAGCTAAAGGCTTGGATTTATGAGCAGGAAGAGGCTATGGAGGGTGTGGGCGAAGGCCCTGGGAGCTAAGGAGAGTAACTGCCACAGGGAAGCGGATATGGTGGCGCTCATGCGCACTTTCATCTTCGCATCGTACTTAACTACAAATGCTTTCATTGTTGCTGGCGTGATTCGCCATTGGAATGACAACATACCCTTGGCGGGAGTTGAACCCGCACCTTTGGGACTTTTAAGGTCCGCGCCTACTACCAGTTGGGCTACAAGGGCAGGTGAAGTTGAGGGTGCTGAGACGGGGCTTCAATCCGTCTTGTTACAGCTTTTCAAGATGGGTGGGCCCATCTCCCTCTTCTCCTGGAAGACAATGGTGCCTGATCACCATTGTCCTGTTTGAACTAACGCTGGCCAGCGTGCTTCGCGAAAGCTCCAGAAGCATAGCACGTTTTGAAACGCTCACCTAGCTTCACCCAGTTTCACCCAGTCTCACACGTCATATTCCTTGCAGCATTGATCACCAGGATATTCGCGGCAGTAGTCGTCAAGCGTGGCCTTCTCGTGCTCTTCCTCATCCTCTGCTTGCTTAAGGGCCTTGGCATGGGCCTGGAGCTTAGGGAACAGCGTGGGAATGTATAGATGTTCGGCTGCGAGGAGCTGAAGGCATGTTTGCTTACTGATGGAAGCATTGCCAAGAAGTGCAATGAGAAACTGAGTCTCTTGCATAGTTAAATTGCAGTTCATCGCGTTATGGCAGAACTATTGTTTGAAAAATATACTAAGGGAATGATTTACGAAATCAGGCTTTCAATCCAGCCAATGTCGTCGTCTTTACTTGCAGCAAGAATGGCGCCTGCCATTGCAAACGCTAAGTCGTCAATACCAGAAGCTTTACCGCCAGTTACTGTCCATTGCCCGCTTGGCCTGTAGATGACAGTCAAATTCTTAAGCTGCATGATTGCTTTCTCGTGACGATATACGTTGATTTGTCCTGCATTGAACAATTCACGCATCTTGCTAAATGCTTTCATCTTGGAGCTAACTGTCCAAGTGAGTTCAGTGATGGGCAGGTCAGTGGACAAGCTTTGAATGGTGCCAGCACTGTTGAACTGGTCCATCACAATGGTGTCAAACACGTACAAGCGATGCTGTTCCTTAATCCAATCCTCCACTGCATTGATATTCACTTCCATCCTTCCATTGATTTCAAAGTCAGCCATGAAGGAATGAAACTTATCAACGACTAACGTGCCATTTTCGTAGTGAACAATGCAAGCAGTGTAATCGTCACGGCCAACGCCACCACGGGCGGGGTCAAGGGCAAGAACATATGCTCCTTGGAATTCAGGACGTGGAGGGAGTGCTGCTCTACGATCATCAATACAGGCATCCACAACATCGCTTGCAACAAGGGCTGAAAGATTGCTTGCGAATTGTGCCCCATACTCCACTTTAAACTTCTCGGGGTCGCGCTGTCTCTCTGTGTCAAGAAACTCTTGCGAAATGCTTGGGTTCATCTCCCATGTTGGGAGATTTACTGCTTGCATGAAAGGGAAGCGTCCAGAGCTTGCTTCTTTGAAATGCTGGTAGAAGATGCCGTCAGTGAGCCAGGGGGAGGACAGTTCAAGGATGCGCCCCTTACCTCCGAACTGTGCAATGGCAGGCGATAGAGCGTCGTAGATGCCACGACCACCACTATTCGCATCGCCCTCGTTGGCAAAAGCAAGCTCGTCAAATACTGCGCCAGCACATGCGAGACCACGAGCGGCTCGTCCAGACGTGGGGATGGCCTTGAACACGCAATTGTTGCTTAGTTCAATGATGTCAGCAGTTTCACGGACAATTTCTTGAGCGAAGGGGCTATCAAGAATGAGCTGACGAATGTTATTGAGAGCAATGCGAGCCTGGTCCTGACTGTTCGCCACTGTCACGATGTACCACTTTTCCCCCTTTCTTACTCGCTTACGATATTCGTCTTCCAGGACGAAGCACATATAGACGCAGGCCACTGCTGCCATGACAGTCTTGCCTGATCGTCGCCCCAAGGCCCACACTGCATGGCTTTTATCTGGCTGAAAGTAGTCGTCAAGGATGCGAGCTTGCCTGGGATAGAGGTCGAGCTTGAGAGCGTGACGAGAAAAGTCAGAACATTTCAGCATGGCGTAGTTCTAGAAGCGGGAGCAATGCAGATTGCGGAACAAAATAAGCGGGACGACCATGAGCAGGATCTTTCTTCCATTGTTCCTGCATTGCATCTTCACTCTTTATCCAACCATGGATGAGAGTGATCTTGTGCTGTATCGTAACCAACACTAAAACTTTTCCAGGCTTCTCGTCTAATTGGCAGATGAGGTCGTAATCATGACGAGAGCGTGTCTTCACGTCAATGTTTGGAGGGAGGTCTACAGAACCACGTTTTGCTTCTGTTTCTTGATAGAGAAAAGTACGAAGGTGGAGGTAGTCTGCCACTGCTAATTCACCAGCAGCG